ACCGGATGGCCGCGCCCATTTCTGTCATTGTCATGGGACCCACGTGTGTCGGCTTTGGCTTTTGTCTTTTGCATGGGCCCCACCACTAACTAATGTTAACCAATCACAGCCCCCCGTCAAAGCTTAATTATTGAAGTGGGCCCCTATATAAACTTGGGGACGAAGTTTCAATTTTATTCAAGATGTGGGACCCCCTAGTCAATGATTTTCCTGAAACTGTACATGGTTTCAGGTGTATGCTTGCAATAAAATACTTGCAATTAGTAGAAAATACATACTCACCAGATACCTTGGGGTACGATTTAATTAGGGATTTAATCTCAGTTATTAGGGCTAGAAATTATGTCGAAGCGACCAGCAGATATAATCATTTCCACGCCCGCCTCGAAGGTACGCCGCCGTCTCAACTTCGACAGCCCATATTCCAGTCGTGCTGCTGCCCCCATTGTCCGCGTCACAAAAGCAAGGGCATGGGCCAACAGGCCCATGAATCGGAAGCCCAGGATGTACAGGATGTACAGAAGCCCTGATGTTCCCAAAGGATGTGAAGGCCCATGTAAGGTCCAGTCTTTTGAGTCCAGGCATGACGTGACCCACGTAGGGAAGGTTATGTGTATTAGTGATGTTACACGAGGTAGTGGGCTTACCCATAGAGTAGGTAAACGTTTTTGTGTCAAGTCAGTGTATGTGTTAGGTAAAATTTGGATGGATGAAAATATTAAAACGAAGAACCACACTAACAGTGTGATGTTCTTCCTTGTCCGTGATAGAAGACCTGTGGATAGACCCCAGGATTTTGGAGAGGTTTTCAACATGTTTGACAATGAACCCAGTACCGCAACCGTGAAGAATGTACATCGTGATCGATATCAAGTATTGAGGAAATGGCATGCAACTGTTACCGGAGGTCAGTACGCATCGAAGGAGCAGGCATTAGTTAGGAAGTTTGTTAGGGTTAATAATTATGTAATTTATAACCAGCAGGAAGCTGGTAAGTATGAGAATCATCAGGAGAATGCGTTAATGTTGTATATGGCATGTACGCATGCCTCAAACCCCGTGTATGCTACTTTGAAGATACGGATCTACTTCTACGATTCAGTATCAAATTAATAAACGTTATATTTTATTTCACTGAATTGTTGTACACTTACAGTACCCGTTAGTACATTCCACAATACATGATCAACTCCCCTAATTACATTATTAACACTAACAACTCCTAAACTATCTAAATATCGTAGAAGTTGGGTTTTAAAGACCCTTAAGAAATGACCAGTCCGAGGCTGTAAGGTCGTCCAAATTCGGAAGGTTAGAAAACATTTGTGTATCCCCAACACTCTCCGAAGGTTGTGGTTGAACTGCACCCGTAATGATATGAGGTCTGTGGTCGAGTTGAATGGCCGGCTGTCGTGGTTGAGGATCGTGAAATATAGGGGATTTGGGACCTGCCAGATATAGACGCCATTCGTTGCCAGAGCTGCAGTGATGCGTTCCCCTGTGCGTGAATCCATGATTCCTGCAGTCGATACCCAGGTAGTATGAACAACCACACTCAAGGTCCACCCGTTTCCTCCGGTTGGTCTTCTTGTATTGTCTGTGGAGAACCTTTATTGGTACCTGAGTAGAGTGGGCCTTGGAGGGTGACGAAGACTGCATTCTTTAGTGCCCAATTCCTTAGTGCGGAATTTTTGTCTTCGTCCAAGAACTCTTTATAGCTGGAATTGGGCCCTGGATTGCAGAGGAAGATAGTGGGAATGCCCCCTTTTATTTGAACTGGCTTTCCGTATTTTGTGTTGGACTGCCAGTCCCTTTGGGCCCCCATGAATTCTTTAAAGTGTTTTAGGTAGTGGGGGTCGACGTCATCAATGACGTTATACCAGGCATCATTTGAATATATTTTTGGGCTTAAATCCAAATGGCCACATAAGTAATTATGTGGACCCAAAGACCTAGCCCACATTGTTTTGCCGGTCCGACTATCACCCTCTAACACAATACTCATGGGTCTATTCGGCCGCGCAGCGGCACTGACAACATTCACGGCAGCCCATTCGTCAAGTTCATCACGAACTTGATCAAAGGAAGAACTTAAAAAAGGACAAACAAAAACCTCTCTTGGAGGTGCAAAAATCCTATCTAAATTGGTTTTCAAATTATGATATTGAAAAATAAAATCTTTAGGGAGTTTCTCCCTAATGATTGCCAGAGCGGCATCAGCGGAGCCTGAATTTAGGGCCTCTGCTGCAGCATCATTAGCTGTCTGCTGACCTCCTCTAGCAGATCGTCCATCGACCTGAAAACTACCCCAGTCGATGTAATCTCCGTCCTTCTCGATGTAGGACTTGACATCGGAGGAGGACTTAGCTCCCTGGAAGTTTGGATGGAATTGGGATGAGGTGTTAGGGTGAGTGACATCGAAATGTCTGGGGTTTCGGAACTGGGCTTTACCCTTGAACTGGATGAGGGCGTGGATATGCAGAGACCCATCTTGATGTTTTTCTTGAGAAATCCGGATAAATAATTTATCTGATGGGCATGAAATGCCCTTAAGTAGTTCTAACATTTGTTCCTTAGGTATGGGGCATTTTGGGTATGTTAAGAAAATATTTTTGGCTAAAACTTGAAATCTGTTTGCACGTGGCATTTTGTATTGGATGCTCTACAAACTCTGTGGGAATTGGATGCTTTGGATGCCTATATATATGAAGCTTCCAAATGGCATAAACGTAATTTACGGGAAATTTCCAATCTATTTCCCGCCAAAAGCGGCCATCCGTATAATATT